TCGGCGGGGCGGGCCACCAGTTGCGCCCGGGCCGAGTCGAATGCGGGGACCGCGGTCATCGTGACCTCGCGTAGGGACGCGACGCCCTGGACGGGCGACCGTCCGTTGCTCTGGGCGATCTGGTCCACCACGCCCGGGGCCAGCTCCAGGCCCGCCGAGAGGCCGGTCCGGCTGCCGGATGCCAGCCGGGCGAGGATGTCGTCGCCTCGCTCACCCTCGTCCACCTGGGCTTCGATGCGAAGCCCGTCCTCGGAGTCCTCGATGCTGAGCACGACCCCACCCGGCTGGGCGTAGTCGTGGTCGAGGAGCAGCGGCGGGCGGTGCTCGGACCAGGTGACGGACCCGCGGGCGAAGCGGAGCAGCCCCAGTGCCGTGCGGACCGTCTGGTCCCAGGGCAGCAGCAGGCCGACGATGCGCCGGGCGTCCGCGGGGTCCGGGGCCGCCGGCTTCTGCGCGGCGAGAGTCAGCATGGCGGGGGCGGACATCCGGGGGGCCTCCTCGTCCTGGGGCCGGGGTGTGGCGGGCTGGTCCTCGGCCTCCTGGGCGGGGGGCAGGCCGAGGATGCGGGTTCGGGCCTCGTCCAGGGTCATCGGCGCCCGGCCCGCCGCGGCCGCGGCGTCGTCGACGCGGTCCCGCGCCGTGCCCGCCAGGACAGCCGTGGTGTCCAGGCGGACGCGCTGGCCGCCCGGCGTGACGTCCGGCATCGACAGACGCTGGGCGATCGCCAGCATGAGACCGGAGCAGGTGATGCTCACCAGCTCGGCCCGGGAGTCGCGCGTGTTCGAGTACGTCAGGCTGTCCGTACTGGGGGCCGCCAGCCAGCGGGGGTCGAGATTGACCGCCCGGGCCACGTCGACGGCCATCTGCTCCCGCGCGGTCTTCAGGCCGATGGTCTCGGCGTTCCACGCGGGCACCTTGAGCTCAAGGCTCGGCGGCAGGTACGCCACGCCCCGGGTCCGGCGGGCCTGCTCCCACGCGACCAGCAGGGCGTCGCGCTCCGTCGCGGTCAGCGGCTCGTCGTCCGCCGTGCGGGTGTCCTGGAGGACGAGGAGCGGCGCGGTGGGCTGGGCCATGACCCGGGAGGTCGAGGCGAGATCCACGGCGGCCCGGAGGGTCGCGGCCTGCTCGACCAGCAGCCCGCGACCCGGGGCGTCGAAGCGGATGATGTCGGCGTCCCGGACGGGCTGGCCGTCGACGTGGACGCGGCCGCCGGACACGGTGACGCGGGCGGGGTGGACGAGGCGAACCCGCCGCGGCCACCCCGCGAAGTCACGCTCGGTGACCTCCCACCACGCGACGCCGTAGAAGATCATGTGGTCGACCGTCCAGGCCATGGTCGTGGAGACCGCGATGCCGTCCTCGGGCTGCTCCAGCAGCGCCCGCCGGATGCGGACCTCGTCCAGGGCCTGCGGCCCGGGGCGGGTGTCCGGCACCGCCTGGGAGCGGACGGCCATGAGAGGCATCTGGGCCATGACCGAGCAGATGACGTCGCGGGCCCGGCGGACCGCCGGGACGCCCATGGCCTCCTCGCGGGTGACCGGCGCCGCTCCCGTGGGCGACCCGAGGCCGAACGCGCTGGCCACGGGCGGGGGGAGCATGTGCCTGGTCGCAGGGCTCGTGAGGTCCGCGGTCGCTGACCACGACAGGCCCAGGGCGCGGCCCCACGCGCTGAGCACACCCGCCACGAACGCCAGTGTAAGTCACCGGGTCACGCGATCTCGGGCTTCTGTGCCTCGCGGCGCGCTTCGAGCCTGCGCGCCGCGACGGTCGCCGCGACCAGGGCGCACGGATCGCCGCTGCGGCGATCCCACACCCACCGGTCGCCGAGCTGGCGGCCCTGACCCGCGAGCGCGGAGCGCGTCAGCTCCTCGTGCCCGGAGTGCGCGACCTCACCGGTCGCCAGCATGTCCAGCCACCGGGCGCACGCCGCCGCGTACTCCCCGGCCGTCAGGTTGTGGACCCGGCCCGCGGGGACGCCGTGAGCGAGGACTGCCGTCTCGACGGAGGCGTAGGCCGGGTCCCCCCGGTCCACGGCCAGCTCCCGGGGCCGCAGCCGGCGGTACAGGTCCGCCGCGGCGGCTGGGAGCCACTCCACCCCGGGGCGGTGGTCGACCACGTCGACCAGGGTCCGGCCGTTGTGCCGCCACGCCGCCACCACGGCCCCGCCGCCGCCCGGCGGGTCCGCGGCCACCCCCAGGACGAGCGGCTGGGAGGGGACGGGGGTGTCCCCGGTGATGCGGCGACCGTGCCAGCGCTGGGCCGGGATGAGGCCGTGGCTGGCGGCGGTCCAGACGTTGGCGTAGGCCCGCAACCACTCACCCGGGACCATCGACCCGGCGGCGGCGAGGAGGGGACCTCGGCGAGCCAGGACGCCGGGGTGCTGCTCCAGCGTCAGGTCCACGGCCTCACCCAGGGCGCGGGCCGTGCCCTCGTGCAGCAGGGCCTCGACGTACCGGGCCGCGGCGGGGTCCAACCCCCAGTCGGCCAAGAAGATGCCCTCCTGCCCGGCGCGGCCACGCTCCACGAGCCGGCGCAGGAGGCCGCTGGTCGCGTCGCCGGCGGTGCTGACCCAGATGGCCTGGCCGCCGGTTGTCGTGAGCGTCGGCCGGACGGCCTGCTCCAGGTGGGTGCCCTCGCCGTGAGCCCACACCTCGTCCACGGCCACCAGGTGGGCGTAGCGGCCGTGCAGGCCGTCGACGTTCGGCGGGAACGGCCGCACGGTCCCGCCGCCCGGCATCATGAGGTGCTCGGTCCCGACGGAGCGGCGCAGCCGCGATCCGGGGAACGCAGGCCTGCCGACGACCCGGCCCGCCCACTCCCTCATGATCAGGTCGGAGGCGAAGCCTCGCGTCTGGGCCGTGACCCACACCTGAGCGCCCGGGATCGCGAGGCAGCGGTGGACGGACAGCGGGCCGAGGAGCGTGCTCTTGCCCGTCTGGCGCGGGACCGTGACGACCAGGTCGCTGTACAGCCACTCACCGTCCTCGCCGATCGCCGTGAGGCCGGGCGCGAGCCGCTCGACCCACGGCTGCCGGACGAGGCCCATGGCGTCGGACACCCTCAGGAGGTCGGCGGCGTAGTGCCGGGCGCCGGGAGGCAGGACCGTGAGGTGGCGCGGCTCCGGGTCCCGCTGGACCACGGCCCTGCCGTGGGTGGCCACGGCGAGCGCCGTCACGTCGGGCCCACCAGCCGCAGGCCCTCGGACCTCGGCTCCTCCGCCGTGGCGGCGTAGAGGCTCCGGATCTCCTGCGAGATCTTCACGGCGTCGGCGTCGGTCGCAGTGTCCAGTCGGCTGAACAGCAGTTCTGCCAGCTCACCCAGTCGCTCGCGGTGCATGTCGCTGAGTCTAGTCACTCTCCGCTCCCATCACCCTGTGTCACATCAGTCTCCGTCCATATCCGCTGGTCAGAGAGGAATTTACGGAAGAGCGCGGGGTGAGGCGGGGTCCCTGGGCTCAAAAATCGCCGTCGTCGTCGCTGAGAGTGACGGAGTTCCAGGTCCATGAGCGGGGCGTTGGGGGGTCGTCGCGGTCCCTGCGCTCGCTGTTGCAGCGCCAGCACGCGGCCCTGAGGTTGGCGACGGTGTGGTCGCCGCCCTTCGATGCGGGGACCACGTGATCGGCTGTCGTGGCCACGGCTCCGCACAGGTGGCCGTCCTGCTGCGGGACCTGGCAGCGGTGGCCGTCCCTGTCCAGGACCACGGCCCTCAGCCCGGCTCTGACGGGCTGAGGGATCTTCGTCCACGAGGTCATGGTCCTCGGCCTTCCCGTGGGCTGCTGCGCCGCAGGGGGGTGGAGGGGCGCTCGCCAGGCTGGGCTTACGACTCCGTCGGGTGCCCTGCCTGGCGAGCGTACCCCCCCCTGTCAAATCGGCGCAACCCCGGAAGCGTTGTTGCTGGTCAGGCGGTAGAGGCCGTCTCGGGCCTCGATGAGGCCGCGGTCCACGCCCATGGCGAGGAGCTGCATGCGGGGGTCCTTGCCCAGCGGGAACGACACCACCAGGTCCCTCCATCGCCGGGCGGTCCACCACGCCCTGGGGTCCTCGGCCTGCTCCTGCATGGCCAGGAGGAGCGCGCCGAGGTTGGCGGGGTCCTCGCCCTTGCGGGTGGGGCCCGCAGTGGCCCCGTCGTCGGTGTCGTCGTCGGCCCAGCCGGCCTCCTCAGGGAGGCTGAGGGCCACGCTCAGCGTCCTGCCGAGCCCGGGTGTCCAGTCCACTCGGACGACGTCCTGGGGGGCCATGGACCCGATGTTGTCCTTGAGGACGACCATGGCCCCCGTGCCCGCTCGGGTGGGGCCGTGGGGGGTGAGGGCCTTCAGGTGGTACACCGCGTCGACCCCGGCCACCTTCTGGAGGGACCCTGCTGGTCCCTCGGGTCGCTTCTCGCCGGGCTGGGCCTTGCGGGGGTGGTCGATGATGACCACCGCCGCCCCCGAGTTGGCGAGCGGGCGGGCAAGTTCGTCGATCCACGCCCGGACGTCCTGACCGACCATGTCGTCGCGGCCCTCCAGGCGAGTGAGCCCGGTGGCGGCGTCGAGGACCACCGCGCCCCACCGCCGCTGCAGCAGCGCCCGCCACGTCGGGTCCAGGGCCCTGGGCGCGGACGGCCGGGCCGTGAGGACCTCGGGTGCCCCGTCCCCGGCGAGGCCGAGGTCCCTGAGCCGGTCCGCGAGGATGCGCCACGAGGTGTCGACCTCGACCAGGAGGACGGGGTCCCCGGCCGCCACGTGGGTGGCCGCCTTGATGCCCAGGGTCGTCTTGCCGGCACCCGGGTGACCGGACAGCAGGGTGATCGCGCCCCGCTCGAACACGCGGCGACCCCCGTCGAGGTCCCAGCCGCCCAGGCTCGCGCCCTCCCCGCGCTCCAGGACCTCCGAGACGGTGTAGAGCCGGCCCCAGGACCCCTCGGGAGCCTCGGGAGCCTCGCCCCGCGGTTCCTGGCCGCCGGCGGGCTCCTCGGCCTCCTGGGGGCTCCTGGTGGGCCTCAGCCACACGTCCCGGGCCCTCAGCATGGCGGTGGACGACGCACTGAGGGCCGTCTCGCCGCCGTGGGCCTCGGCCCACGACACCATGGCCGCCCACTCCGCCCGGGGGTCACCCGCGCGGTGCGGGTCGGCGGCCGCCGTGCGCTGCCATGCGTCGTGCAGCGCGGTCACCGCGGCCGGCCACGGGCAGATCCCTACTTCCGCTTCCCGCCGCGCCCACGCCAGCGTCGCGACCATCGAGTCGTGACGGCCGTGCCCGTCGCTCACCCGTGCGCGGTAGCGGGAGGCGTACGTCGCGGCGACCTGGGGGTCGCCGGCCGTGAGGTCCCCGGGCGTGAGGTCGCCGGCCGCCGCGGTGGCCGAGGGGGCGGTCAGGGCGTCCACCCACGGCCCCGGCAGGACCGGCAGGTCCGCCACCGCGACCAGCGGTGAGACCCACCGGTACCGCCGGCCCTCGACCACGGACGGCGCCACCACGGCGTAGCGGTGGCCGTGGTGGATCAGGTCGATCCCGGGCCCGGGGCTGCGCAGCCTGAGGTCTTCCTGGGGTAGGCGCCAGAACCCGATGCCGGACACGCCGTCCTGGCGACTCGTGCTGAGGGGGCTGGGCCCGGGGTCGCCGAGGTCGCCGACCAGCCCCTGCCAGGTCCGCCCGCCCGGCTTCCCGCTGTGCGCGTCGATGTCCAGGCCGACGACCCCTGCAGGAAGGCGCAGGCCCAGGTTGCTGCGGGGGTGCTCCTCGCACCACGCGGCGACGTCGGCGGACGAGGGCCAGGGCGCCTCGGCGCCGGTCCAGCCGGCCGGCGGCGGGGCCTTCGACCCCGGCGGCAGGGGTAGCGGGCCGTAGCCGAGGCCGTGGTACTCGAAGGCGTGATCTGCGTACACTGAGGCGTCCTCTCGTAGCGGTGCGGTGGACAGCAGGGCCCCGGGTTGAGCGGATGCTCCCCGGGGCCCTGCTCACGGTACACGGCCCGCGCGACGCGTCGACTTGACAGCCCGGGCGGACGCATGACAGCATCCGCCCACCGCTACGACAGGAGGACGTCATGACCAGGACCCTGACCCTTCAGCAGCTCTCCGCCGCCGGGGCATGCAGATCGCAGGTTGCGCAGTTCCGCGAGCGTTTCGGTGAGGGCGTCGAAGTCACGGCGGATCTCGCGGTGTCCCAGTCGGGGGACTGGGACTGGAGCTGGGTCGAGAGACTGCTGACCCCCCCGGCCGGGGAGGCCTACCACGAGGCGACCCGCCCAGCCAGGGAGGCCTGCAACGAGGCGATCCGCCAGGCCGAGGAGGCCTACGGGGCGGCGCTCCGCCCGGCCAGGGAGGCCTACGAGGCGGCGACCCACCAGGCCTGGGAGGCCTACGAGGCGGTGGTCCGCCCGGTCGAGGAGGCCTACGAGGCGGTGGTCCGCCCGGTCGAGGAGGCCTACGAGGCGGTGGTCCACCAGGCCTGGGAGGCCTACGAGGCGGTGGTCCGCCCGGTCGAGGAGGCCTACGAGGCGGCGATCCGGCAGGCCATGGAGGCACGCCACGAGGCGACCCGCCCGGCGGTGGAGGCCTACGACGAGGCGATCCGCCAGATCAGGGCGGCCTACGGGGCGGCGGTCCGCCCGGCCGTGGAGGCGTACGAGGCGGTATGCGCCCGGGCGTTCGCCGAGGCCTACATCGCGGACGGGGCGCCGTGACCGGGGACCAGGTGCTGGCCCTCGCCCGCGATAGCGGGTGGCGGCACGTGGCGACGAGCACGCGCGCCACCGAGTGGCGGCGCGACGGCGTCGCAGCCAGGTGGGCGTTGAAGGGCCGGGCGCAGGCCGTCCTGACCCGCGGCGGTGTCGTCGTGGCGAGAGCCGGCGCCCGCGGGCACCTGGCGCGGCTTCTGGGCTCGCCGCCGGAGGACCTGCGCCCCCTGGAGGCCTCGGACCTGGCCTCGATCGGCACGCTGATGCGCGTCGACACCCCGGACGGCTCGGTCGTCGACCCGCGGTTCCCCGTCCGTGAGCACATGGCCGCGGATCACGACGTCCACCCCCTGCAGGCCGAGGCCGCCGAGGACCCCGAGGCGCTGCACCGGGCCCTGCACCACGCGGACACGTACCGCGGCGGAGCCTGGGTCACGCCGCACATCCACGCACCGCTCAACGACAGGAGGACCCCGTGACCGGGACCGTCGACTTCCAGGTCTACATCGAGGTCGTGGCCGTCGCGGCCGTGGCCACCGGAATCGGATACGCCATCGGGAAGATCCTCGACTGGGTCAGCCGGTGAGCCTCATGGACATCCAACTCGACGAAGGGGGCTACCGGGTCCCGGGGGTCGGCGTGGTGCCCAGGGTCAGCGAGCTACTGGACCTGCTCGACCACCCGGCGAAGAGGGACGCCATCCGGCGCTGGGAGCGCCGGTGCCTGGCTCGGGGCCTGCAGCAGATCCCGCCGGCCGACCAGGGCCCGGCTGACGACGTGCTCGTCGACCTCGCCATGGCCAGGGGCGGGCGCTCGGAGGCCGCGGACCGAGGCACCGAGATCCACCACGCCGTCGCCTCCATGCTGGAGGGGCACTGGAACGGGGCCCACCACCAGGCCTGCGAGTGGGCCGTCAGTCTGGTCAAGGACCTCATGCCCGCCGCCGCTGCGGCCATCGAGGAGCCGGTGTACGTCCCCCAGCTCGGGGTCGCGGGCACGCCCGACGTGGCCGCCTGGGACGCCGACGGCGGCGTGGTGATCATCGACTGGAAGACCGGGCGCATGGACTCCCGGCGCTGGCGCCGTCAGCTCACCTGCTACGCCCTGGGCTTCGTGCCGGAAGGCGCTGCGATGCGCCTCTACGCAGCCAACCCCGTGGCTCGCACGGTCACGCCCCTGGAGCCGCTCCACCACGGCCTGCGCGAGGCCGCTGCCGTCCTGGCGATCGCCAGGTCACCCGAGGACCACCGCACCACCGACGAGAAGGGAAGCATCTGATGGGGATCATGGACTCGACCGGCGGGATGTACGCCGTGTTCGCCGCCCCCGGCGACAGCGTCACGGGGACAATCACCGGTGGCGTCGAGGAGTACGAGGCCGTGTACAAGGGTCAGCCGAAGCTGACCAGGTCCGGGCGCCCGGTCGTGGGCTACCGGGTCCGTCTCGCGACGGACGAGGGGACGCTGATCCTGGAGATCGAGAAGTGGCGGATGAGGGACGCGGTGCAGCGGGCCGTGCTCGCCTCCGGGGCCGCGGACATCGAGCACGGGGGCACGCTGACCGTGACCCGCGAGCAGGACGTGCAGGGCGACGGGCCGCAGCCCGCCCAGACCTTCACGGCCGTCTACGTCCCGCCCAGCGCCGGCGCAGGGACCCCAGCGCCGGCGCTGGCGCCGGGGTCGCACGCCGGGAGCCCGGACTCCTCGGAGCCGCAGCGCCCGGCCCACGTGCCGGAGGCGGTGTGGGCGGCCCTGTCCGGCCCGCAGCGGGCTGCGGTCGTGGCCGCCCCCCCGTTCTGATGGCCGCGCGCAAGGGGCGGACCCAGGACCTGGTGTACATCCGCCTCACCACCCACCAGGCCGCCGCGGTCCTCGCGGCGGTGCGCCGGGAGGCGGAGGCGTCACCTCGGTCCACGCCGGCACGCCACGATCTGGAGCTGGCCGAGCAGATCATAGATCGGGCTGCGGCATGCCCGGTCCGGGTAGCCTTCGGGAAGGTCCAGTGAGGCCGTGCAAGGACTGCCGGGCGGCCGGGATCGGCGGCCGCCCGGCGCCCCACCCCGGGCCGCGGTGCGCCACTCATCACCGGGAGGCCGTGAAGGCCCGCCGGGAGGCCGCCGCGGCCCGGCTGCGCCAGGTCCGGTACCAGCTGACCGCCCAGGACTACGCCGCCCTTCACGTGGCGCAGGGCGGCGTCTGCGCGATCTGCCGCCGGGCGACCGGGCGGACCCGGGCCCTGTCGGTCGACCACGACCACGCCGCCGAGGCGGCCGGGGGGGTCAGGGCCAGCGTCCGGGGCCTGCTGTGCCGCCCGTGCAACGACCTGCTCGGCCACGTCCGCGACGACCCCACGGTCCTGCTGAGGGCCGCGGGATACCTCACCGACCCGCCAGCCCGGCGGGTCCTCACCCACCGCACAGATGACCCGGAGGAGACCCCGTGAAGATCTACAAGACCACCCCGTTCGTGCCTCACTTCATCGCCACCCTGCTGACGGCGGGGCTCTGGGCCCCAGTCTGGGCCGGGCTGGTGCTGTGGCGGCGCCTCAACCCGACGCACCGGGGACGCTGAGCCGTGGTGACCGCCGAGCTGGTCGGCCCGGATGGGGTCACGACCCTGGACGTGAGCCGCTACACCATGGCCATGCTCGCTGAGCTGATCATCGCCCTGTCCGCCCATGAGGTCGAGCTGAGGCTGACCCCGCTGCGGTAAGCTCCCTGCCCAGGAGACACCCACGCCCCCACAGCCCTCGGCTGTGGGGGCGTGAGTGCGTGTCAGACGGGTGTGACCTGCTGGCGGGCCCGCCAGGCCCGCCAGGCCGTGACGATCGCGTTGACGAGGCCGACGACGGCCGCCGATGCGGCGACCGCGGCCTTCTGCGTCGGCTCCAGGTCGACGCCGAACACGACGCCCAGAGCGGTCGCGGCGAGCGAGACCTGGGTGACGACCGACGTGACCGCGGCCTCCCGCAGCACCGGTTCTGTGGTGGGGGTGGTGGACATGACTCCTCCTCAGGGGATGACGAAGTAACTGACGAAGGCCGCGAGAGCCCCCGACCCCGCGATCATCGAGACGGTGGTGGTCAAGAACTCCGGCCAGGTGATCGCCCTGGGCCGCAGCTCGATCGCCCTGATCCTGGCCTCGTGGTCCTGGCCGCGCTGAGACTCGGACTGCCGGTCGCGCTCCAGCATGTCCGTCATCGCGATCACCCGCCCCTCCAGGCGGGCGAACGCGACGGCCAGCTCATGGGCGTCGTACTCCGGCACGTTCACTCTCTCCGCTCGGCCAGCGACACCACCAGAGCCTCCAGCCGGTCGAGTCGCTCGGCGAGGGCTGCGGCCTGGGCCCGGCCCTCGTCCCGGACCTCCCGGACGTCACCGAGCATCCGGTGCACTCGGTGGGCCGTGGTGTCCCCGGCCCACTCCGGTGGCACGCCCTGAGTGTGGCGATGCACCTCGCGGAGCATGGCTTCCTGCTGGGGGGTCATCTCGTCCTCCTCTCCGGCCGCGAGAGCCGCGGCGCGGGCGTTGATGCGTGGGATGGCTGCCATCCCGTGGCGGCCGGGGCAGGCCGTCGACGCGCCCGGCGCGTCGCGGTGCCCGCCGCTCAGGGCCGGGCGGGTGAGGTGTCCGCCGCGCCACGCCCGCACGAGGTCGATGGCGATCGCCTCCACCTGGGCGTCGGTGACGGAGCGGGTGTCGTGGTTGCCGACCAGGACCCATGACCGGGAGACCGAGTTCCGGCCACGGGTGTGGGCTCCTCGGCGGCCCCAGGACACGCCCGCATGGATCCTCCCCGAGGGCATGACCATGCGGTTGTAGGAGACGCCGCCGCCGAAGCGCCGCTGGCCGATCTCCTCCAGCAGCAGGGCGGCCGCCCGCTCGGCCGACAGGGCCGCCGTGGGAGGTGTCGTGACGGAGTGGTGCAGCCACGCCTCCGTAGCCGGCTCCGGGGCGGGCTGGAACCCGTCCGAGTACCGGGCTCCCCATCCCGCCCGGGTGATCACCTCGCCGATCTGGTCGGTCACGGGTACACCACCAGGAACACAGTGGCCTGGCCGGTCAGGGTGTAGGCGGCGCCGGAGGGCTGGAGCAGGCGGACCTCCACGGTGGACGATGTGATCGTCCCGACGATCGCCTGTGCAGCGATCTGCGCTTGCCCGCTGAATGGCGGGCCGCACTGGGCGAAGGCCTTGGTGGGGGTGAACGAGGCGCCGTGGTTGAGGGTGACGACCCCTGTGCCGCTCGGGGCGACGGCGGTGTGGCGGGTGTGCCGACCGAGCAGGCCGTCCAGGTGGACGGCCAGGGCCTGCATGTCGGCAGGCAGGTCGCGCACGAAGTCGGAGGGGTCGGCGTAGGGGATGCTGAACCGGGAGGTGACGGCCACGAGAGTCCTCTCGTCAGGGGGTGAGCTGGGCGGCGTCGGTGACCTGGTCCCACGTCAGCGACGCTGGGGCCTGGAGCCAGGCCACTTCCGGGGGCACGTCCCGCCATGATGCCGTGCCGAGCACGAGCGGCTGCCACGCGGTGGCCGTGACCCACTGCACCCACCGCGGTGCCCGGTCCCATCTGACGTCCGCTGGCACCTGGTCCCAGGTCAGGGAGTCCGCCAGGGCCTCGTACGGCGCGACGTCCAGGGTGATCGTCCACTCATGGGGGCCGAACGTCTCGGTGGTGCCGAGCAGCCACAGCAACCCGTTCGACCGCGGCCCCGGGGCGTCGTCCGTCGCGGTCGGCATCGTGGGGAACCCGCGCAGGCGGATCAGGGCGTGCTCCGGGTGGGCGAACAACAACTGGCGGATGGTGGCGATGTCCTCGGCTCTCCCCCGCTTGAGCAAGGCCCGCAGGTCCACCGTGACCGGGGACACCCGCCACTGCGGCAGGGACCGGCGGCCGACCAGCTCCGTGGCCACGCGCAGCGCGTCGGCCTGGGTGGCCAGCTCGGTGGCGAGGGCGACGGGCCGGCGGTCGGCGAGGTTGCCCTCGGACCCGTAGACCTCCGCGGGTTCGTTGACGACCTCGACCGACGCTTGCTCGCCGCCGCCTGGCGGCTCGGCCCCGTACGTCACCCGCGCCCGGGTGACCTTCGCCCCGTCGTCCACCGACCACTGCAGGTCGCTGGATACCTGATCGGCCGACAGGTCGATCGACGGGGTGACGACCCCCCGCCCGCCGAGCACGGCCAGCCGCCACGTGACGTCCCGACCCAAGGTGGTGACGTTCCCGGTCCAGGAGTCGAGATCGTCCAGGAGCGCCCCGTGTGACTGCCGGTCGATGTCCTTCGCCAGGACGACCGGAGAGCGGTTGAGTGGGAAGCCGTGCCGGTCGGACGGTGTCGGGAGGAAGGAGCCTGCGTGATTGATGATCGTGGCGGCCCGCTGTCCGGCGTCCTCCTGTACCCACGGCGAGTCGCCGTCGTCGAAGCGGGTCATCCGGGCGCGCTGGTCGACGGCGGTGACCTGCCACACCCCGGACCGGCCGCCGTAGATCGGGTCCGTGGTCACCAGGTCGTCCAGGTCGCCCACGCTCTCGCACCGGACCACCTCCCCCGCGAAGCGGCGCCGGGTCCGCAAGGCTTGCGACGAAGGGCCCTCGAACGGTTCCAGGGGAAGATCGAGGACCGTGTAGGTGCGCTGGTCGAGGATGAGGTCCACCCGGTCCCCCGGCTGCGGCGGCTCGGAGTACCGGACCAGCATGGTCAGGACGGCGGGCTCCGGGTGCTGGGTGATGTCGGAGCGACCCCGGCGGACCACGGCCGGGCCGATGGACCCCCGGGTGAACCGCCCGGACCGGGCGCCCAGGAGACTGCCCGACGCCCTGGCCCACTCGCCGCGATACCACCCGTTGTTCGTGGCGTCGACGGAGCCGAGCAACCGGTCCAAGAGCGGCTGCTCGGTCGCGGGCCACTCCTCGGCCATCAGCCGAACACTCCGATCGCGCGACCGCCGACGCGGTCGTACTCCCGGAGCACCTGCCGGATGGTGCGGGCGGTGCCCAAGGGGTCAATGGATCCGTTGACCGTGACGTTCACGGTCTGACGCACCACCACGGCCCCGCCGCCGCCCGCGAGGGAGCCGCCGACGGCCCGCTGGAGGGACGTCAGAGTCCCGGCGGCCAGGCCCAGCGTCTGAGGCTGCTGGAGGCGGAGGAGCTGCGGACCGGACGAGGAGAGGCCCAGGGCCCGGCCAACGCTCCCGCCGATGCGCTTGATGGCCCCCGCGAAGTCACGGACCTTGTCCACGGCGCTCGCGATGATGTCGATGAACCGGGCGAAGATGTCGATCTGAGTGCTGACGATCCGGCCGACGGCCTGAAACGCCAGCTTGAGGGCCCCGCCCAGGACGGAGCCGAGGATCCGCAGAATCGGCCCGATGGCGTTGATGACCGGGCGCAACTTCTCGAAACTGCCGCGGTTGCGTTCGATGGCGCCGCGAATGGACTCGAACGCGGACCGGGCGCCGTCGATGGCGCCCCTGAGTATCCGGCCGATCATCGGGACGATGTACGTCTGAATCCACTGCCAGAGCCGCTGGAATGCCGGGACCAGGGTCCCTGTGACGAAGCTGCTCAAGCGGCTCATGACCCTGTTCACGGAATCCGTGTTCCGCTGCGTGTCGCCCAGCGGGGCGAGGAGCCGGGTCAGCCACCCCACGATCGCGGAGATCGCGGGCACGAGCAGGCCGACCAGCCCGGCGGCGAGCTGCACGACGACCGTGACGACCGGCAGCAGAGCGGTCACGAGCCCGAGGACCACCGGGACCAGCGGCAAGACCGCCCCCAGCAGGCCGAGGACCGCGGTCACGAGCGGGCCCATGAGCGGCGTGAGCTGCTGGATGACGGGCGTCAGGCCGGTCATGAGCTGCGCCACGAGCGGGCCCACGGCCCCCACGACCACCGGGAGCACCTGGGCGCCGAGCTGGAGCAGGGCGGCCAGCAGCGGGCCGAGGGCCGGCAGGATGGCGTCGAGAGCGCTGAACAGGGAGTCCGCGAGGAGCTGCGCGAACGGCAGGCCCGCCGCGACCACCTGGTCGAACACCGGCACGAGCCGTTCGATGAGCGGAACGATGCGGTCGAGGACGGACTGCACGACCGGCAGCGCGGCCTCCACGGCCCTGCCGAGGGACTCGGCGACGGGACCGTCGAGCACCCCTCGCAGCTCTTTCGCGAAGCCGGTGAGAGCTGGGACGTACTCCCGGGCCGCGTCGTCCACGGCCTCCCGCACCCCGTCACCGATCCCGTCGAAGGCCTTCTTGACCTTGGCGGACTGCGCCGCCGCTGCGATGCCGATGCCTCCGAGGGCCAGGACTGCGCCACCCGCCGCAGCGGCCGCGGCGGCCCCTGCCCCTGCGAACGCCAACCCGATGCCCCCCGCGGCGGCGACCGCGCCGGCCGCGGCCTTGGCGGCGACGGCCGACGCCCGGGCGGCGCCCCGGCCGATGCCGCCGAGGGCGGTGGCGGCCCGCCGGGACTCCGACGCCGCCGCCGATGACACCTCACGCAGCGCCCGGACGGCACGGCGGGCGCTGGCGACGATGTCGATCCTGAGTGTCGCAGGACCAGTCGCCACGGGTCACCCCTTCCTCTGCGCTGCTCGCTGAGCCTCATCGCGGGCGTCGCAGGCCCTCCACATCAGGTGGAGGTCCCGCAGCGACTCGTTCCTCAGGGCCCCTGGTGTCACCCCGCCGCCCCAGCGAAACGCCAGGGCGACAAGCTCGTCGTCGCCTATCTGCCAGTCACCGAGCGGCCTTGCGTCGCCCTCGCCCCCCGGCCTCGGCCTCCTCGGCCTCCTCAGCCTCCGGCTGCGTGTCGAGACCGAGGCTCGCCACGAGCGCCGACATCGGCTCGGAGCGGATCGCCTCCATGTCGACGTCGGCGTCGTCGCGGCGTCGCACGACGAACGCGAGAGCGACCAGGGCGTCGACCCACTGCTCGTGAGACTCGTCGGCGACGATCCCGAGGATGCCGCCCTTGAGGCCGGCCTTGCGCTGGGCGTACCCCAGCTCCGCGGGGGTCAGGCTCAACAGGTCCATGTCATGCTCCTCTCACGGCGTCCAGGGCGTCCTGGACGGCCTCCTGGACGATTCCCGACCACAGCGGCTCTGTGGCCTCAGCGGCCTGCGACAGCCAGGGCTGGGCCTCGATGCCGCGGGAAGGCCAGCCCCAGTGGATCGGGGGGGCGTACACCACGGCGGCCCTGACCGTCGCCCGGTACTTCGACGACGACCCGCGGGTCCTGTTCCGCATCCTGCCGGTCCGCACGGGAGCGAGGACCGATGCGGCGTCGGTCACGACGTCCTCGACCTCGCGCATCGCGTCGCCGATGAGGCCGCCGCGGCCGAGGGTGTCGAGGTCCCGGCGCAGACGCGCCAGGCCCTCGACGCGGACCCCGACCTCGATCACGTGACAGCCAGCGGCCCGACGATCGCACCGACCACTGGCAGCTCGACCTCTCCGTCGAGCCGGACCCCCGCCTGGCCGCCGGTCGGCGGCCGGCGCAGCTTCACCGTCCCGGTCCAGCGCACCCCACCTTCGGCCACGGTGCCGGTCTCGAACGCGAAGGCCGCGAGTTCACCGTCGTTGGCCCAGAGGTAGCGGACGAGGCCCGCGGCGTCCTCGAAGTCCTGAATGAAGCTGAGCTGGATGGTGTCGCTCGACGTCTCGTCCGGGGCGATCCGCTCACCGGACACGAAGATCACGGCGTCGCCCGACTCGTCGTACTCGGGAGTGATGGTGATCGCAGTCAGGGGCACCGCGAAGTCCTCGGGGGGGGCGGCGCCCACCGCCAGGGTGAACTTGCCGGTGCGGATGCGGCTGTCGGAGAACGGCACGAGGGCCTCCTAGGGGGTCAGATCGTCGAGACGGAGTTCGTAGCCCACAGCCGGCTCCCCGCCGCTCGGCGACTGCCAGGTCACGGGCCTGCCGCCTTCGAGGCCAGGCTCGTCCCCGAGGAGTGTCTGGACCACGGCCAGGACCCGGTCCAGGGCCTCCATGGGGTCCGGGTGGCTGCTGGCGACCACAAGGCGGTGGCGGAGCTGCACCCGGCCGCCGACGGTCACGCCCGTGATGTCGGGCTGGCCGACCAGCACGGCGGCCGGGTGCTCTGCCATGAGAGCGCCCATCCGCCGGGGATCGTGGGTCGCGCGGACGTCGAGGGCGTCGAGGTGGCTCGCCAGGTCGCGCAGCCGCTGAGCGATGCTCACCCCACACCCCCCGGCTTGCGGGCGCGGCCGACACCGCACAAGCGCTCCACGTCGGAGTCCGACCGCAGGATCAGCCCGTTTCCGCCGTCGAAGCCAGGGGCCTGACCGACAGGAGTGGACTGCCGGGCCACCAGTCTGGCGGCGAGAATGCGGCAGCCCAGTTGAACGTCGGCGGGCGCTGCGGTGACGTCCGGCGGGTCCCCGAGGTCGAGATCCGGCCGCATCCTCGCGATCCACACCTCGACCGCTTCGGTCGCGGCGACGACGGCAGGGCTGGGAGCGCTGGCCCCCAGCCACTGCGCGACGTCATCCGCGAAGGTCACGGGATGGTCACCAGCCGGACACCCGCGGGGCGCAGGACCGCGGCGGCCTGGTACGACCAGAGCGCGAGCTTGACGATTCCCGGACCCTCGGGCTGGTCGAAGCGGAACGTCAGGACGGGGCTCTCGCCCCACAGGATGTCCTCAGGGCGCATGAGGATCGCCTGCCGGGCGCCGACGCCGGGCGCCTTGACGACCGTGGCGCCCTGAATGTCCATCGCCGTGCCGCTGTTGACCTGACCGTTCCGGTTGCCGGGCGCGATGCGGGGGAAGCGGGGCTCGCCGTTCGTGAGCTTCGTCAGGGCGGCCTCGTTCCACAGGGCGGTGCCCATGGCCACGACCGGAGTGAGGGTGCGCAGGTCCTCGAACTGGAGGATCGCCTCCTCCAGGCCGTCGATGTCCACGACGTCGACGGCCGTGAGCCCGGCCGTGATCTGCGAGATCGCGTACGCCTCCGACTTGTCGGCGTAGTCGCGACGCATCTCGGACAGCGCGATGGTGTCGATCGCGGGGTTGCTGGTGTCCAGCAGCTCCCGGCTGGCCCGCCACGCACCGGAGATCGCCCGCGGGGTCACGGTGCGACTGCCGAGGGTCAGGGTCCCCTCCGCGAAGTGCGGGGTGCCCTCGACGTGCGGCCCGACCTGCTCGAACTCGCCGACCGTCGGGATCACGAACGGGGTGGCGTCGGTCAGGGCGACCCTGTTCGTGAGGGCTGCGATGACCGGGCGGCGGGCGTCGATCGGGGCGATCATCAGCTCGCCGCGGTAGCCCTCGCGGACGAGACCACCCTCGGACGTCGTGTCGTAGCCGCTGCGCGTCGCCACGGCCAGTTCGACGGCGCCCTCGTGGAGGGCGGCGAGACGGGCCGCGGCGTCCTGGTCGCCGTACATGGCGGCCGACGCGACGTCGGAGATGACACTGAGCCGCGCCCCAGGGGCGTCGTAGGCGAGCACCGGGCGCTCGGACAGCGCGACCGCCGACCCGGCCGCCGGGGCCGCGGGCGGGGCGGGGGCGGGGGCGGGGGTGGGGGTGGGAGCTTCGTGGGCTCCGGTGCCGGGAGTGTCGGGAGCCGCCGGGGACAGGGTGATCACGGTGGGCACGTGGGCCTCCAGGGTGATGTGCGTGCGGAGCGTGGAGCGCTCCGCCGGAGGGGCGGAGTAGCTGGCGGAGCGCGGGACC